TTAATTTCAGCCTCTTGCTGCATACGATTAATTTCAAAATCTGATTTGGCTCGTTCTAATTGTAGTTTTGTATCAGATAAAGCTTGTTGTTTTTGAACTTCAGCTAGTGCAGCTGCTTCAGCGGCTTTAGCATTAGCTTGTGCTTGCGCTTGTATATTAGCTTGTTTTATTTGTACGTCCCGCTTAGTTTTTTGTTTACGTTTAAGCTTTAATAATTGATTTGCTAATTTTAAATTTTTAATTGACCTTATATCAATTGCGTCTTCTAAATCTATACCATTAGATTTTAAAGCAATTTGAATATTTTGCTCTAATTGAGATTTTTCTTCTGCATCAGGCTCTAATTCTAAAAATATACCAAAGTCATGCATCGCTACTTTTTCCATATTTTCTAGCGTTGATACATTTATTTTATTAATACTATTTAAAAGTGCTTCTCTTGTAAGCGGAAAAAGTAAAGCATCATTAGCTCTTAAACTTATATTTTCAGCTGTTCTTATTGTAATATACATTAAAGCTTTTAATACATGTCGTGTTGCTGTATTAGAATTCGCAGCAGCTATTTTTTGCAACCCAACTAATGCATTTTTATCAGGTGAACTCCCATCTACCGCTTCATTTAATCCTGTAGTATCACGTATCATTTGTAAATAATATTGATAAGTCTGAATTAAAGATTGAATTTTGGCCATACCACTTGAAGATTGTAATTCTTGAATAGGAACTTTTCCTCTATTTAATTCTCCATCTTGTGTAAGTGATCGTCCTACAATACTTCCAGTTTGGAAATACATATTTAATGCTTCTGCAGGATTATAATTTGTGCCATTACCTAAATCAACTTCAGCCAACCCATCCATATCTAAATAAACTCCATCAGGAACTACACGTGCTAAAACTTGTTGAAGTTTTAAATGCGTTAATTGAATCATATCAGCAAAACTTGTAATTCTGCCAAGTAAAGAATCAATTCTTCCTTTATATATACGAGGAGCACAAATACTATAATTCATATTAACTTTAGTAACATCCCCGTAGGGTCGTGTCATATTTTCAGATAATTGCCATTTTATAACTTTGCTCATACCTAAAACCTTTGCACCTGTATATAATACTTCTATACTCCTCGATACTCTTTCAAAATTATCATTTTCTGGAGGATTAAAAGTATCATCTTTTTCTATAGTTTTTTCTAATCCTTGATCCGTCTTTTTTACCTTAAACACTTGATTAGTATAAGTTTTATATTCAAAAAATAAAACTGGTATTAAATTATAATCATCTTGACCTCCGTAATTTCTTACATAATTAGTATAACTTGCCGGCCCTTTATATTTTTGTATTTCTTTTAATTCTGAATCTGTTAATTCAGGAAATAATCTTTTTACTTCTGAGATAGTTAAATTTTTGACTTCTCCAACATAGTAAATATCATTAAAATTAGGATCTTCTGTATATGAATAAACCATAGAAGCAGGATCAACATAATCTATAGTAACACCTTCAGATAAATTAAAATTAGTTTTTGAAGCAGCAATTCCTAAAACAGCTAAATCATATGCTAATCTTTTTTTAATTTCATCATATTTATTATATGAAAAAACATTATTAATTATTTCTTCTTCAGCAATTTCTACACTTTGTTTATAATTTAATTGAGTGTATAAATCTAATTCTTCTTTTGAATCTGGTAATGATTGAGGGTTAGGTGAAGAATAAAAGCTTCCTCCTAATAATTTATTAAATTTTTCTATATTTTCTCTTTGCATCATATCCCGTAATGCATTAGAAATAAAAGTTGTTCTTTCTTTAACCGCAAATGGATCAGTAGCGTAGGATTTAATTTCATAACCTTTATCAGTCATGCCATTAACAATAATATCTACAAATTTTGGTAATATAGGTACTATCTTCCAATCTAAATTTAAATAAGATAAATCGCCATTAATAGACAATTCATCTTTGTATTTTTGTATAGGTTGCTCACCTCTAGCGTATAAACGTAATCTATGAAAATTTTGAAAGTTTTGCAAATATCTATCGCCACTATAATCCTGGTTAAACCATTCATTTTCAATAGCTTGCGCAACCTGTAACCCATATTCATAACTGTTCTTTACTGCGTCTGGTACTACCTGATCTGGAAAGGAACTGTTATAATTTGTATAAACCATCTACTTATATTAATTTTGAAGTTACACCTTCGTTGTTATATTTTTTTAATCCTATACTCAAAGGCTTAAAAACTTTTTTTGCCGTTGGAGTATATTTATTTTTATTACATGCCATAATAGCAAGCCCCGAACTTATCGAAGCATCATGTTTAGTTCTACTATTTAAATTAAACTTTGACCAGTCATTTAATGTTCTTAAAAATAACATATTGCCATAAGTGTCATTATTAAATCCAATATTTTCATCTATATACGATTCTATTGCAGCAGCATGAGCTTGTTTCATATCTTCACTTGAATTAGGTATACCCCCTATTTCTCTTTCAGTTATAGATAATTTTGATCTTAACTTATCTGGCCTGTTCATAGAATATCCTCTATAGCCACGTCTTTTTAAATAATATAATAATCTGGGTTTATTATTTTCTGCAAGTATAGGCATTCCGTAAAAAACTAATGCCATTAATACATCTTCAAAAAATATTTCAGTATTATCAGGGCGAGATATATATTCTAAAAAAAACATATTTATAGGAGCATCTTCCATTGTAAATTTAGTTAACCCGTGTAGTGCTCCTTTAGAGCCTCTACCATCTACTGTACCAGAAATATCGTAACTATCGCAACCAAATGCACCAATATGCTCATTGCCCGGATATTTTAAACCATTTTTTAAAATAATTTTATTTTGTAAATGTTGTGGTGGTACCCAAGATACATAAAATCTTCCATTATTACTAGGAACAAACATTATAGTTGTATCTTTTACACCATTAAACCATTGAAAATTACCTTGTGTTATTAAATTTTCATATTTAGTTTCTTCTAAATAATCAATTTGCTGATAAATTTTAGTTAAATTAAATAGTGATTCTTTTGTTTCATCACGAAATGCATGCTGCGTTGTTCTTGGGAATTGTCTATAAAATTCGTTAAGTGCGTCTTGATCAGTTTTTAAACCATCTACTTCGTTTAACCAATGGTCTATTACTCCAATCTCAATTTCCGTTTTGTCAATACCCTTGACGGGCTGTTCGGGGGTATTGAAGACAGGTAATCCATAAATATCAATGAATCCTTCGTAATTCCATTCCATAGGAATGAACAAAGAATATAATCCTGAGCTAGTCTGTCCGTTACGGTTTCGATATTTGACATTGGAATTTTCATATATTTTTTTAAAGTTATCGCCTCCTTTATCTAATGAATTAGAAGTAGAGCCCATCATACATTTGCCAACAACTTTACTACCTAATCTTAATGTTGTTTTTGTTACACGCCAATTATTTATTATATTATCTGGTCTTTCCCACTTGCCTGATTCATCATGAGCTAATAACTTAAGTTTTTCACCATCATAAGAATTGTCTCCTGTATTTTTCCAATCTATAGTAGTATCAAGCCCGTCAATTTCTTGTAACTGTTCGCCTATTTCTATCTTCCTACGAGTTAGTTTGGAGGCTGGTACTCTATAGGCAAGCTCTGTCTTGGGGCGATCCATCCCGTCTTGCACGGGCTTGAAGAAGAATGGGTAATTAACACTGATTGGGACAACTTTGTCTGTGAACATTTTCTTTGCATCAGATCCGGTTTTGGAGAGTATTCCAAATCGTGAATCGGAAGATACTGTTGCTTGGTTAACAAGTTCTGCCGAAGCCATGAAGCTAAATCCAGACCGTCTATTCTTGAGGTAGCATATTCCGTAACATCTTTTGTCGGCACGACATGCTTCCCAAAATATAAAGAATAACCTGTTGGACTCACGAAATTCAGCAGCGCCAACGTCAATTTTAGTCCACTGCAAGTACATGTAATGAGCACCAGTAATATAAGTAGGTTGCCCGTTATTATAGAAAGTAAATCCCTCATCCCTTCTTCTAAATTCGGTATCTATATAATCATACCATTGTTCTTTAAAGCTTTCAGGATAACCATTCCATTCAAAAACTGTTTTAATTTTTTGTAATTGTTTTGGATATGGTATTTTTTCCCAATACTGCTCTGCTTTTTTATTAGATCTTTTATAAAAATCATTAAGCAATGGTAAAGCTATTTTTAAATTTTGAATTTCATATATTTCACCTATTTGTCCAGTTTTGCTTATTATAATAATATCATGCTCTTTATTATAACCATATTGCCACTGTTTACTTTTATTATATTTTTTTAAAATATTAGGTTTAATATAACCATATTGCCACTGTTTACTTTTATTATATTTTTTTAAAATATTAGGTTTAATATAATTATCTAAAACTTTATATAAATCTTGTTTATACATTATTTAGCTCTGCTTTCTGCAAATCCTCCAAATTTTGTTTTATTAGAATTTATATCTTTTAGAATATTTTTTTCTTGTTCTATTCTTGATAAAATTTCAAATGCATCAAATATTGCAAGCTTTTTAGTTGCTGCAGCATTTTTTAATCTATCCGCTGCTAAATCTTCCGAAGCATCATTAACTATAATTTCTTCTTCTGCAACTTTAATTAATTCCTCAACTGCTTTATGCCCAGCTTGGATTATATTCAGTTTGGTTTTTTTGATGTTCATATTTAATTACAATATCATTTGATTTCATACAATATAAAAACTCATTATTAATTAAAAATTCAAACTCTGAGTTTGGCGTAAAGCCTACACAGTCTCCGGATTTAATTTTAAGCTTGTTTAAAGAGCTATTGTCATATTTTAATACACCAATATGATCTTGTAATTTTTGAAGCTTTAAATCGTCTTTATTTATCATTGGTTTAACAAAACATCGATCTCCAAAACTTTTCCAACCATTACCATCATCATATAAATAAACTTGATCTATTTGGCAAAAGTATTTATTTTCTTTAAAATATTTACTGCTATTTTTTTCTTGCCCTCTAATGTCATAATATCTTCTAAATACATTATGATGAATCATAATTTTATAACCAGGCTTTATAGGAGTTTTATATGCTAAAGGTACTGAAATAACTTTAGCTATTTTATTAATAAATTTAAAAGCTTCTATACTTGTATTTAAAATTAATGTTTTGTCGTTTATTTTTTTTTCGTTGTTATATCTTTTGCCTAAAGGCTCAACAATAAAATCATAAACACTATTCATATTCTAAATTGTATTCGATAGAGATAGCCATGCTGCTATTAAATTTTTTCCATGGCAATACTTCTTTACCTTTTTTTATATATATATTATAAGAATTATCAGAATCGTCAAATATGATGTAAGCTATTTTATGACCCCCGTAAACTTCTTGTCCTAAAGAGTAATGCATAGCATCATTTTTATAATCAGA